CTTTTACCGTGTAAACGGGTTTATCCTCCTTCATCTCTTGAGCCGAAATGGAAGATTTCACTCAAGAACCAACCAACCACTACGTCCTAGGAAAGGGGTCTCATTTAGTTGACGCACTCCACCTTCGTCCCGCAAAGACAGGGTCAACCACTTCCGAAGACGTAATCCCTCTTCACTTCGAGGACCCCAACTTACGTGAAATCGCTAAGTATGGGGGGTACTCAACCTACAGCTCTAACTCTAACACTGATCCTCATGTTAGAGAGAGTCTAAAGCTATTCTCCCGAGACATCTACGAGGACATCCGTGGTTTCACTCGCCGCCCACAAGGTAACGTGGGTATGTACACTTCGTTAGCGAAGTTTGCTGGTGAGAAAAACACATTCCGTAGTCTGTCGTCATCACAACAATCTTCGATGCGGCGTTCTATCGCTAAAGCAAAGAAGGCTTTCAAGTTGCCTTACAAGCGTGAACCGCTTGATTGGCATGAGGTAGGTCAATTCCTGAGACGTGACACGTCGGCAGGTTCGACTTTCATGGGTGCTAAGAAAGGCGACTGCATGGAAGAGATCTACCATGAAGCACGATGGTTAGGACACAGAATGAAACAGAATGGTAGATCCAGTTTCAACCCATCGAAGATGCGGTTCCCTCCGTGTCTTGCAGGCCAGCGTGGCGGCATGTCAGAGATTGACGAGCCGAAAACGCGCCTGGTTTGGGTATATCCAGCAGAGGTGTTGACAGTTGAAGGGTTCTACGCCCCTTTGATGTATCGTGACTTTATGAACGATCCCAACTCACCTATGCTAAATGGAAAAAGTGCGCAACGCCTTTACACCGAATGGTGTTGCAAGCTAAGGGAAGGGGAGACACTATATGGCATCGACTTTTCGTCTTTTGACACAAAAGTGCCTGCGTGGCTGATTCGAGTGGCGTTTGACATTGTTAAACAGAATGTCAACTTCTCTACCTTTGAAGGGAAACCTGTAGGTAAGGAAGACGCTCAGAAATGGCGAAACGTGTGGGATGCAATGGTGTGGTATTTTGTCAACACTCCCATTCTTATGCCGGACGGACGTATGTTCCGAAAATACCGGGGTGTACCCTCCGGATCTTGGTGGACGC